CCGGTGCATGAGCGTTACAGCGTGGCGTTCATTGACTGTGCCCCCGGTGAAGCGAGGGCGGATCTCGCCGTGCGCTTGAAGGGCAAGGCTAAGTTCATCGTCCTGCATGACGCGGAATGCGACACCATGCACGGAGGGGGCGGGAACTATCGCTACGACCTGATCGCGCCCCTTTTTAAGTACGCTGAGTACTACAGGATGCTCAGGCCGGTGACGCTCATCCTGTCGGATGATGAGCCTTTCGGGTTGACCGCTAAGGAGCAGGAGGCAACGGCATGAAACGCTGCTGCGGATGTGACGAACACGCGATGGAACAGAGAATGTGCGGTTCGGTACTTAGGTGGTGGTGCTACACCTGCAACGCTTGGGCTGCTGGGTGCGCTGAGTGAGTAGAGCAATCGTGTCCTGTGCTTACTCTCAAGGCCGGGGCCTGTACTACAAGCACCACGCGGACAGGCTTGAGTTGAGCTTGGACAAGTACGGCACAGGCGAGACGCGGATGATTTGGCGCAACTCATGGCCCCCGCTGTCGCCTGGACACTCACAGCTTCATTACGCCTTCAAATTCTATGCCGTCCAAGAAGCCAAACGCAAAGGCCATAGGTATGTCATGTGGCTTGACGCGGGATGCTGCTTGATCTCCTCCATTGAACCGCTCTGGAAAATGGTAGAGGAGCGCGGTTGCTTGCTCCTTATGGGGATCACGCCCCTCGGTGAATGGATCAGCGACAAGGCGCTTGAGTATTTCGGAGTGGATAGGGAGTATGCCTTCAAGCTCAAGCTGGCCGGCGGCTGCATGATCGGCCTTGACCTCGAGCATCCCGTGGGCAAGCGGTTCTACGAGGCGTGGGAGAAGCTTGCGAAGGAAACAAAGCTTTTCTGGTGCTCCGGAGCGGGGGAAGCTCACCTGAATGGAGTGCTGAAATCCGTGCCTGTCTCGGACGGTGACAAGAGCGAAGTGATTTCATTCGATCCTCGCGTACTTGGGCACAGGTCCGATGAGGCCTGCTTCTCGGTGATGATCGAGCAAATGGGGTTGAAGCCTGTCGGCTTGTCCGAATGGCATAGCTACATGAAGACCTACGGGCAGGACTTGACGGTGGTGGACAGTCATTCCGTGTGGATGGATGCCGTAGGTACGGGCTCGGTGCTGGATGCGGGATGCAGAGGCTTTAGATTCTCGGAGTACTTCCACAAGCGCGGGAATCCCGTGGTGATGATGGATCCTGCGCCAGAGACGGAAGACCCTGGATACGGCAAGCTGCTCAAGAAAGCTTTAGCCTCTCCAGGCTATCCGCGCCAGGCCAAGCTGCGCATGACCGATGACCTCGAGGCTAGGAACGTCGTGCAGGGCGGTCAACCCGGTGACCCTGACGTGGAATGCATGACGATGCGGGAAGTCATGGAAGCCGCTCAGGTAAGCAAGTGGGATCTCGTCAAGCTGAATATCGAGGGGATGGAAACGGCGATCTTGAAAGCATGGCCTGGCCCGATCTCAAAACAGATAGTCGTCTCGTTTCACGAGCACACCCCGCAAAAGGTTGGAAACCTTGCTGTAGCTAACGCCATGGAGCATCTCGGAAAGTGGTATCGCATCGTGCGGCATGAATGGGATGAGAGGTATCAAGCGGGGTTTAACTGGTGGGATACGGTTTTGGTGGAGCGGGATATCCTGTGAAAAACGTATTGATTACCGGCGCAAGCGGCTTCCTAGGTCTGCACCTGAGCAGAGCGCTCAAGGCCGAAGGCTGCTCCATCACCACGCTTGTCCACCAGAACCACAAGACGGATCAGGATATCTTCGACCACTACGCTTACGGGGATCTCGCGGACTTCAAGTGGGATTCGCTGCTTAACCGTCACCGGATTGATACGGTGTTTCACCTGGGCGCGGTAACCGAGATCGCGGTAGGCAAGGCCGATCCGGTCGGGACGTTTGAAACCAACGTGCGCGGGACGTGGAATCTGCTGGATGCGTGCAGGCGGCAGAAGACGCCTAGGGTTATCTGTTCGTCCAGCGACAAAGCTTACGGGCGTGCCACCCCGCCTTACCGTGAGGACAGCCAGCTCCTTCCAGACCGTCCCTACGAATCCTCGAAAGCCATGGTGGACCTGCTCTGCAAGACTTACCAATCCACCTACGGCATGGGCATCGCAACTACAAGGTGTGTCAACCTCTACGGCCCTGAATGCGAATCGCTTTTTACGCTGGTGCCTAACGTGATCCGCAAGATCCTAAAAGGCGAGCGGCCCGTTATCCGCAACGGCGGGAAGATGCGCCGGGACTGGCTCTACATTGCCGACGCCGTGGACGCCTATCTGCGGCTTGCCAGGAGCGATTATGTCGGGCCGCTCAATGTCGGTGGCGGGGTGGGCGTCGAGACTATCAAGGTTGTCCACACGATCCTGAGTCTGATGAAATCCAACCTTGAGCCCATTGACGAAGTGGACACCCACGGCGAGATCACGGACCAATGGACGGATGCTTCGGTTGCCCGCGAGGTGCTGGGGTGGCATCCTGGGCACACGCTTGAGCAGGGCTTAGTCAAGACGATCGCATGGTATCGGGAGTACTTCAAGTGTTGATTCGCGGGATGATGCTCTGTCGGAACGAACGCTGGATCTTAGGCTGCACCATCCGTGCTGCGCTGCGCTGGGTAGATGATCTTTACATCCTGGACGACGACAGCACGGACGGGACAAGCGACCTCATCAATCAGCTACAGAAGGAGTACCCGAAGCGCATCAAGCCGTACTACTGGCCGCATGATGAATACTGGAAAGAGATGGACGCCCGCCAGTATCTATTCGAAATGGCCCGTGGAGCAAGCCACTACGCCATCATCGACGCTGACGAAATGCTGACGGCGAATCATCTGCCGAACGTGAGAGATTGGTTTAGCCTCTTGGCTCCCGGGCAATGCATCGACGTCCCAATGGTCGCGCCATGGAAGGGGCTGAGCCATTTCTCGCCCAACACGCGAGGCGTGATTACGCTTGGGTTTTCGGACACGCCTAAACTCTGCTGGAAGCCCAGGGGAGACGAGCAATACCATCACCACTCCCGGCCTCCGCACGGATCAAGTCAGGATAGGCTGGCTCCCCTGATCGGTGAGGATGGAGGGTGCTTTCATTTGCAGTGGGCGGCATGGGATCGAATGCTCTGGAAGCACCGGCATTACATGATGACGGAGCGGCTTAGGTGGGGGTATCCCGTGTCCGACATCAACACGAAGTATCACTGGGCAACGAAGCCGCCCCACGGCGAAGACCTGAAACCCGTGCCGGATGCGTGGTACGCCGGGAACAACATCAGGAGCATTCAACTAGACCATGTTCCGTGGTATAAACAGGAGTGCGAACGGTTGCTTGAGAAACACGGCAGGGAAGCTTTTGCCGGATTAGACTTATGGGGGTGGCCGAATGGCTAAAAGACCTATGCTCGAGAACACGGCGAAAGCGGAACCCGTGAACGGCAAGCCCGAGCCGGACCTCGCCAGCAAGAAGAAGGAGCTGAGTGAAGCGGTCCAAAGGGAAATGAAGCTGCGAGCCGAGAAAGCCCGCATCGAACTCGAGGCGCTTTGCAAGAAGCATCGCATCGAGCTTCACGCCGTCCCGCAGCTTGGAGCAATCAACGGCAGCGTCTATGGGATTGCTTGCCAGGTAGTGATTAAGCCGCTGGAGTAACCGTGTACGTAACTGGCTTCTTCACGAACGACAAGTACAAGGCGCTTGCCTTTGAGATGCGCAAGTCCGTCGAGGCGTTCGGGTTTCCGTGCGTGCTCTACGACTTGCCAGACGAAGGCAAGTGGACGGCGAACGTGAACCTGAAGCCGAAGGCGATCCTGTATGCCCTGGAAGCCGCTGACGGGGATTCCGTCCTCTACCTGGATGCCGACGCCAGGATGGTACAGAAGCCCGAACTGATCCCGGCCAGTGACTATGACGTGGCGGTGTACTACGAAAGCAAGGATCGCCCTTGCGGCGGATCTATGTGGTTCCATAGCCTAGAGCGTTGCGGCAAGCTGGTTGAGACGTGGGCGGCCAATGTTAAGTCTAGTCCCGATAGCGCGGACGACTGGCAGAACTTCAAGGCCGCGCTAGACGAGCACAAGCCGAAGATCCTTCACCTACCCCCCGCGTACAATTACCACAAGCCCACGATGCGCAGCCGGTTCCCTGGAGCCAAACCCGTGATTGAGCACTTTTGCGTAGGCGATCACACTTACGCCCGCTACTAACATGCAATACGAATTCATGACGTACAACACGGTGACGCGGGCGAGGAACCAAGCCGCCGTCGTTGCCGTGTCGTTCACCGAGGAGAACACCAGAAATCGCATCATCGCCGTCCTAAAGACCCATGAGCAAGTGCGGGAACTGATTGAGCAACTGAAGCCGTTTGCGTATCCTGTACGGGCAGAAGAGTTGGGGGAGCAGATAACGTGAGCCGCACCGAGATCACAGACGTAAATCAGCGTATCGACATCGGCAACCTGAACGTATGCGGAGACTTCCTGCTCGTTGAGTTGATGGAGAAGTACAAGTCGGAAGGCGGCATCATCATCCCGAAGGGCGAGCGCAGCGCCGCCAGGTTCGCCCGCGTGCTCCGTGCCGGGTGGGGCGTGGACAGCCCGCTAGACGGCCGACGCTATCCCTTGCGCTACAAGATCGGAGATATCGTCTGCTTCATGGACTACGCAGGCGAGCGCATCAACATCCGGGACGGCAAGTATCGCATGATCCGGGATCACGGCATCTGGGCTAAAGTGGAGATGGACAAGGAACTGAACCTGACCAGGATCATGCCCGAGAATGACGTCGTGGTCATCGACTTTCCGCGTGAGGAAAAAAGCCTGAGCGGGAACATGTACCTTCCCGGGAACATCCAGACGCTTTGCCGGGTGGGAAACGTCGTCTCGGTCGGCCCCGGCGTCACGCACTACAGGACCGGCATCACGATCCCATGCGAAGTCAAGCCGGGCGATCGGGTGATCGCCTTGCGCTACTCAGGCGCTAACGTGTTTATCGGCAAGAAGGAACTGCGCCTTGCCAATCAGACGGACATCAAGGGCATTCTGGAAGGCGAAGGCGAAGTAGACGTCATCCATTCGCAACCGAACATCGAAGCCCACGATGCCGGAATTGTCAGGCAGGAGAATGAATCGCGGGCGGCACTTCACGACTACGCGGACAGGGGATTGATTTCGAGGGAGCTTATCAAGTGACTACCGACTGGAAATGGTATTTCACTCCCGACCTGGGCCAGAACGGCGGGGCGTTCGAAATGATGGAAATGCCCACGGGAGAGCGGCATATCAGGAAGGTGAGTCAGCTTATCCTCGGCCCTGCCGGTCAGATCGGCTTCGCCCGCTGGGTACCCCTGCACGCCAAGATGTGCGAGCCTATCGGCGTTATGTCTAATTACAGCGTATTTCCCGCCAACGAGGAAGCCGTCAAGGCGCTCACCGAAATCTGGAAGCTGGAAGGCACGATCATGCTTCCCGGGAATGGAAGGCTGTTCAAGGGATGATTACGGCGCAGTCGGAACTGGAATCCTTCATCGACAGGAAAGGCGCTCTCTTCGCTGATGCGCTGCTTGAAGTGGCTAAGACGGATTCCCTGAGACGCGCCTATCCGCGAACCATCGAAGACGTTGCCAGCCTCATCAAGAAGACCGAGACGCTCGCAAACCTGTACGGGCGCAAGCGGCTCTTGATCGAAGCGTCCACGGTAGCCAAGGACAAGCGGGCTATTTTCGCGGAGATCCCGGAGAACGCCAATCCCCTCGGAAGCCTCGTCTACACCGAGGCGGTCGAGGATGTCTTGACCCGGGAGCCCAAGATCGTAGAGGCTGCATCACCCATCGACTTTGACCGCTGGCGCAGGGAAGCCGCGCAGCAAGTAAGCGAGCTGTACCGCGATGAACACGCCTTTGCCATGGCCCGCAGCGCATCCGAGAAGGTGACCGCACGGGTACAGAAGGAAATCGGCAAGTGGCTTGAAGAAGGCAAGCCATGGAACGAGATCGAGGAAACCGTCCACAACATCGGCACATCTGCGGAAGCCGGGGCCGTGCGCGATTGGACGAAAGCCTACTCGGCGGTCGTCTACCGGAATGCGGCATCCCGCGCCTACACCGAGGGGCGCTTTCAACAGGCCGAAGACCCTGAGATTGCCGAAGTGATTCCAGCGTTGGAAATGGTCGGCATTGCGGATCACGCCGAGCGGCCGAACCATAGGGCCGCCCGTGGCTTCATCGCCCCGCCGAATCATCCGGGATGGCATAAGGCCCGGCCGCCTTTGGGCCATCAATGCCGACACGGGGCGAACATGGTTTCCCGCTTCACCCTGGAGCGCATGGGCTTGTTCAAGGACGGCAAGGTGATTCCGCACTACCCGCCCGAGTGGCAGAATGCCGGGCCTGACCCTGGATTCAATAACATGACGACGGAGTTTTGATGTTGACCAAGGGAAAATACGTTCGTGTATCCCTTGACCTTCCGAAGGATGAATATCGCCGCCTGAACACCCTCACCACTTCAAGGGGGTGGAGCAAAGCGTTTTTCCTCCGCATCGTTACTATCTCTGCCGTAGCCGCAGTTGAATCAACGGAAGAAATCATCGACCAAGACGACCTTACGGAATGGTTGCGTAAGGTTACTTAGTCGTTTCCCGCGCACTTCCCCCACGCGGTAGATTCTGTTCAATGGCATCAGGGGGAACAGGAATCCAAAAGCCGAATATCAGAGGCGGGGATTATACCGCCATTGATACCCAAGACGGCTGGTACATCCTGAAAGACATTCCCACGCTTGCCCCTGTGAAAAAGGGCAAGAAGTACGCAACCGAAGACATCGGTGAGGAGTGGTTTAACAGCGCCTTGAAGTTCGCCCAGGACTGCTACACGAACGGCAAGGTAGCCCATCCGATCCACCTCACCCATACCGATGACGCCGGTATCCATAACCCAGAATTCGCCGGATACTTCAAGCCGTCCAAGGTCGGGAAAATGACGGTTCCCGACAAGGGCGAAGTGCCCGTTGTCTTCTCAGACTTCAAGATCAAGAAGAACATCTACGAGAAGATGGCGAAGGGCGAGCTTGGGTATGTGAGCCCAGAAGTTCGCGGTTGGGAAAAGAAGCGGATCTCTTCGGTGGCTCTTCTCGATAGCGTTCCTCCCGAGAACCTTTTCCCCCTCATGACCATCGGGGAAACCAAGGTTGATCCGACCGCGCAATTTGCCACGGAGCTTCCCGAAGGCTGCTCCATCGCCCGTTTCTCGGACGGCGTGGAGCGGATCAAGTTCGACCACCGATTCGACCCGATGGACTCCAAGGAAGAAAAGTCACACGACGAATCGAAAGAGAAGGCCGAACGCTGCTGCTCCCATTGTAAGGCAAACCAGGAAACCCTTACCAAACTGAGTAACGACATCTACGGAGGCAAGATGGAATCTGGAAAGCCCGATTCGGCCCCCATCGAGCAGAAGGGCGAGCCCGAGAAGACCAAGCAGGGCGCGATGGCAAATATCAGGATGGAAGACGATCCAAAGGCTGTGGCCCGGTTCGCCGCGCTTGAGGACAGCGTTTCCGCGCTCAAGAAGCAGATAACCGAACGCGATCAAGCTGAGAAGTCAAAGCTTGCCGCCGATAAGGCGCTGGCTGAGGATCTCAAGGGCTACCAGATCGGAGAGAAGACCAAGGCGGCGGTCTACAAGTTCGCCGCCGAGGGTGAAGACCGGCTGAAAGCCTACGTCGAGAGCGTCAAGGAAGTCGCCATCAAGGACGGCCCGCGTTCGCTCTACGAGGCCGAGCTTGCCGGTGCGGTGAAGCTGAATGATCCCGTCATCGCCAAGTTCGGCGGAAACGATCCGGGGAAGATGGAAACCGTGGCCCGCTTCGCCGCCGATTACCGGACCCTCAAGAAGTCCCCTGCGGGCAAGGGCATGAGGATCACCGAAGAGGAGTGGATCGCCCAGGCCGTCAAGGAAGCCGAAATGGGAGGTAAGGTCTGATGGCTGCTCTATCCGCCGCAACTACCCGCCGTTACCGTAAGTGGGGCTACAGCGTCAACCAGAATTGGCGCGTGGCGAACGGCGTCACGATCTACGTGGGATCGTTCTGCATGATCCCGGGGGCGAACGCGCTCACCTCCACTAGAGGCTATGCACGGCCCTTCCAGACCGTTCAGACGGAAATCTGGATCGGCATGGCGATCGGTTCGCCGTTCAACCTGTCCACCACGAACACCATCGTGGGCGATACCTCGGCTACGCCGGTCGTGGAAGTCACGACCGAAGCCGGGCCGTTCATCCTCGAGCAGTACGCCGTTACGGGCGTGTCGGCCCAGGCTGACGTGCGCCAGTCGGTCTACGCCTCGAGCGACAACGACCTCACCTTGACGGTCGGCGCTGCGGCGGGCTCGACGGACAGGCAGGTTGGCACCGTGACTTACTGGTGGTCGTCCACCACTTGCGACGTGCTGCTCTACGGGTACCTCGCAAGCCTTCAGACTCCGGTTGTCATCTAGGAAAGGGGCTGAGACATGGCCGACCCGATTGCGATTGGTGCGCTGCTTACCCAG